GCATGGAATCAAGTGCCCCAAGTGCAGCAGTCCGCACTTGCGCACCCTGTGGACCCGGCACCGGGAGGGAGCCACGGTGCGGGGTCGGGTTTGCCGTCACTGCGGCCACCAGATGAAGACGCGAGAGAGCATCGAAAACGCCGAAAAATGAAAAATTGTTACAGTATTGTAATCGGATGACGATTTTCCCCATAAACCCTTGAACGCGGCTCCGCCCCGTCCTACCTTGCCGGAAACGGAGGGGGCGTTGTGACTGCAGACCCTGAACAGGTTGTTTCCGATCTTCTCAGCCAGCCCAAATCCATGATGGTGGATGGGAACAAGGTAGAGAACCCGGACCTTGACGACGCCATGAAGGCGGCGGACTGGCTGGCTCGGGAAAAGGGTCGGACCAATCGTCCGGGGATTCAGATTTTCAAACTCCGACCCCCAGGGGCCCCATGAGCTACGCGGCGCGGTTGATCAAAGACAAGGCACAGACTCCGGGCAGCAAGCGCATTGCAGCCCGGTTTGACGCTGCGCAGTCCACGCCCAACAATGAACGCCACTGGGCCAACGTGGATAGTCTGGACGCGGACGCTTCCACGAATTCCTTTGTCCGGTCCACCCTCCGGATGCGGAGCCGCTACGAACTGTCCAACAATACCTACGCCCACGGGATTGCCACGACTCGCGCCCATGACATTGTAGGCACGTCCCCGCGGTTGCAGATGAAGACCACCGATGAAAGATTCAACCGGATTGTTGAAGACCAGTTTAAGGCGTGGGCCGGACAGGTCAAACTCGCGGACAAGCTCCGGACCGCTCGATACTCCCAGACCGCCAGCGGCGAAGCGTTCCTTTTCATGGTGGACAATGATGCAATCCGCTTCCCGGTTCAACTCGACCTCCGGGTTGTGGAGGCCGATCAAGTCGCGGACCCTACGGGCATGGCCATTACAAACGCCAATCCCAATTACGTTGACGGGATCACCTACGACGATAAGGGCAACCCCCTGACTTACGACCTTCTGGATGAACACCCCGGGAGCGAGTTCGCGACATTCACCACCACGGATTTTCAGTCTGTGGATTCTCGTTTTGTGATTCACATGTTCAAGCGGTTGCGCCCGGGGCAGTCCCGCGGGATTCCGGAATTCACGCAAGCGTTGCCCCTCTTCGCCCAGCTTCGCCGGTACACCCTGGCCGTAGTCCGGGCGGCGGAGACTGCGGCGGCGAACGCTTACGTTATCCAGACGCAACACCCGAGCCTTGACCCGATGGACACAACGCCTTTTGAAACCATCGACATTGATCACAATATGATGACGGTTATGCCTGCGGGATGGACGGCTTCCCAGATGGCACCGGAGCAACCAACCAACACATACGCGGACTTCAAGCGTGAAATCCTTAACGAGATTGCGCGAGTGTTGGAGGTTCCTTTCAATGTAGCCGCGGGGAATTCCTCCGGCTACAACTATTCCAGCGGCCGCCTTGACCATCAGAGCTATTTCAAGGCGATCAAGATTGAACAATTTGAACTGTCCCACAACGTACTTGATCGGATTTTCAATCAGTGGTTTTTCCTTGCGGCCCGGCAGGGAATCTTGGGCCAGATTCCGCGCAACGAACGGATGCGGCGGGAATGGTTCTTTGACGGTTTCGAACATGTGGACCCGCTCCGGGAGGCTACCGCGCAAGCGCTCCGCCTTGAAAACTTCTCTACCACTTACGCGGACGAATACGCGAAGCAGGGGAAGGACTGGCAGCAACAGTTGGCCCAGGTTGCCCGCGAGCGGGAAATGATGGACCAGCTTGGGATTACCACGCAAGAGGTACAAGCGTCGTCTTTCGTTCCCCACTTACTTGAAGAAGGCGTAGCCTGATGGATTATTTGAAATTCGCCGCACCCGTGACCTTTGAAGGTGAGGCCGAAATCAAGGCCGAAGACGGCAAGGTCCGGAAGCTCCCGAAGTTCAGTCTTCTGGGCTACACCGGGAAGCCCATTGATCAGTTTTTCGGACAGGTCATCATTGATCTGGAATCTGCGGAACTTCCGCAGGCGGGCAACCTGAAAATCTTGCACGATCATGATCGGCAGAAGGTTGTGGGGCATGGGACCGCGGAGATCAAAGACAATCAGATTTTGGCGTCCGGTGTTATTTCTGGGACCGGAGAATCGGCCCGGGAGGTAATCGAGACCAGCGCGAACGGGTTCCCTTGGGAGGCGTCCGTAGGCGGCCCGATCCGGCGACTGGAAGAGATTGACGCGGAGACGACCGTAGAGGTCAACGGCAGAAAGATTCAAGGCCCGATGCTTGTGGCTCGGGGCTTTCGGTTGAAAGAGATCAGTTTCGTAACATTCGGGGCGGACGATGATACCGCCGCACAGGTCGCGGCAAAGTCCGCAGAAACGGAGGAAAGGAATATGGACTTCAATGAGTGGCTGAAGGCCAAGGGTTTCGGAGACGTGATTGATCCGAAACAGACCGAATCGCTGAAGGCGATGTATGAGGCTGAAGTCAAGGCCCAGGAGCCTGAAGCCGATCCGGAACCCAAAGAGGAACCGGTTGACGTGAAAGCGGCGCTGCAGCAGGCCCGCAAGGAAGAGACGGCCCGGATTGCCGCGGTGCGGGAAGCCTGTGGCGGCCTCTTTCCGAAAATCGAAGCAAAAGCCATCGAAGGCGGATGGAGTGAAGCCGAAACCAACGCCGCCGTTCTGAAGGCGATGAAGACCGAAATGCCCAACATCCAGACGGGCAGCGTGGTCAGCAAGCAGCGCGGCAGCGCGGACGTTCTGAAGGCAAGCCTTGAACTCCGCGCCGGGTTCTCCCAGGACGATCTGGCCCGTGACGGGTACGCCCCGGAAGTGGTCGAAGCGGCCTACAAGAATCTCGGCAACGCCAGTCTGAAAGAGACCCTTCAAGCCGGTCTCCGCGCCGAGAACATTGACCCGTTCGGCATGAGCGAGAACGCCCTGATCCGCGCCGCGGCTTCTACCGCGTCCATCCCGGGCATTCTCTCCAACGTGGCAAACAAGCGGATGCTGCGCCAGTTCGAACTGCAGGCCGTCACGGCCCCCACGCTTTGCAGCAGCGGGGACCTTGCGGACTTCAAGGAAAACGAGCGCTACCGCCTCTCTGATATCGGGGACCTGACTCCGGTTGCCGGTGACGGGACCGTTGAACATGGCACCATCACTGAAGAGAAGGCAACCAACCGGCTGAAGACCTACGCCAAGGTTTTCAAGGTCACGCGGGACATGCTGATCAATGACGACATGGGGGCGCTTCTGCAGCTTCCGGCCGCCATGGGTGCCCGTGCAGCCCAGAAGATTGATGAAGTCTTCTACACCCGTCTTCTGGAGAACGCGGTGGGCCTGAACGGCAACGCCCTGTTCAGCACTGGAAACAAGAACCTGATCACTGGTGCGAATACCGCCCTGTCGGTCGGGTCCATCGATCTGGCAAACCGGAAGTTCCGGGATCAGACCAACATCGACGGCCAGCCCATCAACCTGATGGCCCGCTTCCTGGTGGTTCCGACCTCCCTGGAGTTCAAGGCCCGGCAGGTTGTGAACAGCACCACGGTTCGCGACATCGGCTCCACCGATGACGACAACACCACCACGGCCAACCCCGTAACCGGTATGGGTCTGGGCATTGTCGGAAGCCCCTGGCTGAACGCCCAGGGCCTCACCGGCTCCAGCGCAACCGCGTGGTACCTCTTCGCGGACCCGGCCGTTGCCGATACCTTCGAGATTGGGTATCTCCGCGGCCGTCGCACCCCGACCATTGAACGCTTCGACAACGGGGCGGACACGGTTGGCGGACTGGCGTGGCAGGTCTACTTTGACTTCGGCATCCGTGAGCAGGATCACCGCGGCATGGTGCGGTCGGACGGCGTCTGAACCTAACCCGGGGCCTCCGGGCCCCGGAGTTTTTTGAAACCAAAGGAGTTTGAAATGGCAGAAGTGAATCAGGCTCAGGCGAAGCGTACGCCGCTTGAAGTCGAAAACATCACCCCCGCCAGCGATGTTACCGCTGGCACCCCGACCGACCAGAGCGGCCGGGCGGCAGTCCCTAACAACGATCTGGAAACCGGCCGCGAAGGTTCGGGCATTCAGGTCCGGGGTCTTATCAAGGTGGTCAAGGCCGATACGGAAGTGATCGCTGAAGGCGTTGACATCTGGTGGGACAATGACGGCGACCCGCAGGGCGGCACCGCCGGGACCGGCGCTGCTACCGCCACCCCGCAGGATGCTGCAGACGGCTTCCTTCTGGGCGCTTCCCGCGAAGGCGGGGCCACTGCGGCGGATAACGTCGTGACTGTGGACCTCAACGGCAAGGTGAAGGCCGCCGCCATTGCGGACAGTGCAGGCGACGACGCCGCGGCCGTCAATGCGATCCTGGTGGTCCTCCGGGCCAACGGGCTGATTGCCGGTAACTAGTAGCTGAAAAGGCGGGGGCGCTGCGTACTTGACTGCAGCGCCCCCGCTCGGGGGTCCTCCTGATGCCGAACCTCATGGAAACCGGAACCGCGTGGTTCTTCGACAAACTGAAGACGAACGCATCCGAGACCGTGACGTATACGGCCAAGGCGGGAGGCAGTGTAGCGGTATCCGCGACGATAGGCGAAACGAAAGCGGAAACTCTCACTGAAGACGGGCGAACTCAAATCCAGGTCCGGAATGTGGACTTCTTCATTCTGGCGGCGGATTTGGACGTAGGCGGTGGCCCTGTGGAACCCCAGCAGGGGGACACCATCCTACGGCCTTCGGTCAACGGCGTAGCCGTGACCTATGAAGTGCTGAAGGTGAACGCCCAAAAGCAGTTCAGGGAAAGTGACCGGTTTGGCCTTGCCTACCGGATTCACACAAAAGAGATTGATCGGAGCTAACCATGCCCACGAGTTTTGACGTGACAGTGACCACGGCGGCGGGCGCGATGGACGCGGCTTTGCCTGATGCTCCGGTCCGGGCGTCTTCGGTTCTGGTGTCTGCCCCCTCCACAAACACAGACAACATTTTGTGGGGTGACGCTACTCTGCGGAATCAGACCATTGCCCCGGGGGACACCCCCATTGTGATCCCGATTCAGGCGTTCCTGGCTGAAGTAATCTTGGAGGCGGCGTCGGGCAGTCAAACCCTTCACTGCGCGTACACGCTCCAGCAATGACGCGCAACCCTTGGCCCCCCATCGACAACCTCCCGGACTTCTCCAGCGGAGTGAACTGGGGCGGCGGGTTTCGTATTCAGGACCCGGGCGGGGCACCACCTCCCCCCGGTCCGACATTTTTTCTCCTGCTGGAGACCGGGGACCGGCTCCTGTTGGAAACCGGTGATCGGTTGCTGAAAGAGGATGCACCGTAATGGCTGATGAAAAACTTACAGACCTGGGTGCCGGTTCCGGTATTATTGACGGCGGCGAGTTCTACGCGGTCGATGATCCTGGCGGCACTCCTACAAGCGTTAAGTATTCCTTCGCGGCCCTGAAAGCCTATGTGAACGCTGGGGGCCCTCTGGACTTCCAGGGCCTTTGGAACGCCGATACAAACACCCCTACGCTTGTCAGCAGCACCGGCACGGAAGGCCATGCCTACGTTGTCAGTGTGGCCGGGTCCACGAACCTTGACGGCATTTCGGATTGGGGTGTGGGGGACTGGGCGGTCTTTACCGGCGGCGTGTGGCGCAAGGTGGACAACACCCAAGACGCCCACGCCCTTGGCGGCGCGCTGCATACCGCCGACACCCTGGCCAACCTGAACAGCAAGATTACGGACGCCACACTTGACGATTCCAGCGCTTCGCGGCCGCCTTCGGGTAGCGCGGGCGGCGATCTGTCGGGCACCTATCCGAACCCCACAATTCCGCACATCAGCGATACAAACAACCCGCACGGGACTGACATCGGCAATCTGGGAAGCGGCACCCTGGCCGAACTCAATAGCGCGGTGACGGACGCAACGCTTGACGACTCCAGCGCAAGCCGCACCCCGACCGGTGCCGCTGGCGGGTCGCTCACCGGAACCTACCCGAGCCCTGGGATCGCCAACTCGGGTGTCACCGCCGACACCTACACCAACGCGACGGTGACGGTTGGTGCGGATGGGCGGATCACCTCGGCCTCCAGTGGGGCGGCGGGAGTATCGAATCTGCAGGGCGCGTACGATGGCAGCGGGACCGCTCCCCATATCACAACGGCGGACGCTGAAGGTCCTATTTCCCTTCGCCGCGGTACTACCGGCGGGGACGCTGATACCGTAGTAGGCGTTGAAAACGGCGCTGGGGCGCTCCGGGCGTACATCACCGGCCACGGTCAATCGCACGTGACCGGGGGCGCGTCCACTTACGATGTCAACGCTTCAACCAATACCCCGGCGGTAGCCCTTCGGAGCGGCACGGCCACGTCAAACGCCACCTTTACGATGGGGGACAGCGCGGCTACGGCCACGTTTACCTTTAACGGCGTTTCGCATGATATTACGCTTGACTCGCCTTTCGTAAATTCAAACGGCAACACCTTCGCGCTGAATGAGACCACTCCGGCGGGCGCGTTGATCGCGTCTGTCGGCGATACGTGGCTGAACGGTAAACTGAAAGTGGTAGGCGCGGCCGGCCTTGAAAGTCTCGCTTTCTACACCGGGGCCACTATCGACGGCGTAGCAGTGAACGGCGTACTTGATGAAGATGATTTGTCAAGTGACCGGGCGGACGCCTTGGCCACCCAACAGTCTATCAAGGCTTATATAGATAGTCCCCTCACGGTTGATGTCATTAACGGAGCTACGACCCTTACCGCCGCCAACGATGTTGTGGTATGCAACTCAGCTAGCAACTTCACGGTTACGTTGCCTGCGGGCGTGACCGGCGAAAAGTTCACGATCAAAAATAAAAATACCGGGGCTGTAACTATCGACGGGGACGCGGCGGAGACCATCGATGGCAACGCTACGATGGTTTTGTCTACACAGTATGACTCTGTAACTCTCATCTTTGACGGTATAGAGTGGGGGGCCTACCAATGAGCCTGAACAAACTTGACGCGGCCCGCATCGGTGCCCCCGGTCGTCTGGGCTTGATTGCAGGCGAACCGGTACACGTACCGGACTCCCATACCATCAGCACCACCATTCGCTACAACCTCATGCCGGGGACGGATCGGCGCTTGTTTCTTCTGAATGCGGATGGTGCTTGGGAAAGCCTCGAAATTACGGTTGACCAGTCTTTCCCCCAGACACCGCCCACGGCTAACAAGCTACATTCGATCTGGCTCTATAACAACAGCGGCACTCTCGCCCTGGCCAAAGACGAATGGACTTCGGATACGGTTATCGGTGCCAGCGCGGCATGGACCGAAGTGGACGGCGTCCGAGTGAAAAATACGGACAACACCCGGCGGCTTGCCGGGGTGATGCGTACTCAGTCCTCCCAGAACTTCATCATCGGCGGGGCCATGAATGGTATCTGGAACTGCAACAACAAAATCCCTCGCCGGATCACGATCCACAATCAGGCCGGAAGCCATACCTATAACGTGGCCAACACTTGGCGCGACTACAACAACGGCGCAGGCAACACGGTGGACAGCACATGGGGCTTGACCAATGTGGGTATTGTCTGTGGTGAGCGCGAGCCTTTCGTTGTGGACGCTCAGAATACCGTCTTCAGCGATACGGCAAACGGTAGTGTCCGCCTTGGCATTCGCTATGCCAGTGCAGCCGGTGGTTTCGACGACATGGGCCGAACCAACAGCAATGCGAACTGGCCGGAACATGTGTCTGTTCAGCACAGCGACACCGGGACCGTGGGTTACAGTCAGATCCATCTGACTGAGCGTATCAGTTCTGGCACGGTCGGCAGCTTCGATCACGGTTTCCTTGGTATGCACGGGTTTGTTTGGGGCTAATCATGGCACACATCGACTCTCAACTGTTCTATCGAAAACTGGTCGAAGACCCGGCCATTGACGGCAGCAAGATCGAAGCTGTCCACTGCCCCGACAGCACCCCTGGTAATTGGGTGATCGAGTGGGACGGCACAGAGACCACCGCCGAAACCGATGCGGCTGACGCCATCGTGTCCGGGTGGGTGCAGGCTACTGAAGAAGCGGCACAGAATGGCCGGGACAAAATTTGCAAGTGCAGCGCCGTCCCGGCCTATGACACGACCGGAGACCTCCCCGCGGCTGCAGACTGGCCCGGCCACATGGCCCGGATCACCACCGGCGGAGACGCGGACAAGTTGGCGGTCTCCAACGGGACCTCTTGGAAACTGTATAGCCCAGACGCATAGGAACGGGATGGAAGAACTTGTTAAAGAGTGGATCGAAATACTTGCGACCGGGGGACCCTACGGGTTCCTTGTGGCGTCTTGGGTTTACTTCATTCGGGAGCAGTCCCGGAGCCGCGCTGAAGTGGAGCGAATCCGCGAAGCGTATCAAGGCGTCATAGGCGAAAAGGATGATGCAATCGAGCAGAAGGACGCGAAAATCGAGAGCATCTATAAGGAACAGATCCAAGGGCTTGGCGGCAGCGTGGCCAGCATGACGGAGGCACTAACGAAAGTGGGCGCGGTGACGGACGGTTGCAGCGCCGCGGTTGAAAAGAATACCCAGGTTCTCGCTCGGGTGGAGGCGCGGTTGTGATTCAGCATAAGACCCAAAAGCTGAAGCGACTGGAGGAAGAACGGCTTTCCGTTTTGCAGCGCCTTCAACACTCGCTTGAAGACTTCAATGAAGGCCCGGTGACAAAAACCCTGGCCCGTCTTCCGAAGCGAAAGAGCAAGAACAAAGAGACCGTTCATTGAACGGTTTCCTATTTGTGGTTTGGGTGTCCCTGTTGCTGGTGGCAATATGGGGCATGATGAAAGGCGACAATGGCCGCTAGGATTCTGGAGGTTGCGGACGCGCTGGTGACACACCTTAACGGGTTGTCGCTTTCGCTTTCGTTTACGGCTTCCCGTGCCTATGTGCCTGACTTCGATATGAAGAACATGAAGGTTACGGATGATCCGTTGGTACGGGTGACGCTCTTTGATGAAGAGCGGACGCCTTTGAACCGGACGGCTCGGGTCCAGATGGATATCCTTCTGGACGTTGGGGTGCAGCGGAAAATTCCGGACGCAGCCAACGCGACGATTGACCCGCTTATGGACTTCATGGAGGAAATAATCGCCGGGGTGGAGGGCGTGGTTCTTTTGCCCGGCGTGAATCCTGCCAGTTGGAACGGCACGGTTCGCCCTGAGATTTACAATCCGGATCTTCAGGAAGAAAACCTGATTTTCCGTTCACTCGCAAGGTTCACGTTTAGAACGTGCCGAAGCTGAAAAAAGGAGGCCGATTATGGCTTTGGTCCTTGGCTTGAATGCCAAATCGTACAGGAACTCGGGAACCTACGGGGTCCCGGTTTGGTTGGAAGTGGAGGGGATTATCAACTTGACCCTCTCCATGGAGAAAGCTTCTTCTGACGTTTCAAGCCGTCGCTCGGAAGGCTGGAGGGAAAACGTGATGACGCTTCGCGACGCCAACATTTCCTTTCAGATGATCTGGGACAATGCGGATGTCGATTTTGACGCCATCCTTACCGCCTTCCTGGCTGAAGGTGCCCAGATTGACATGTGGATTCTGGACGGTGACAACGTCACCACCGGGAACCAGGGCCTTCGGGCGGAGATGGAGGTTGAGACCTTCACCCGGAATGAAGAACTGGAAGACGCCCTGCGGGCGGACATTGCCGTCCGGCCGGGCCGCGGCGCTTCGGGCAACGCCCCCGTGTGGCAGACCGTACCGTAACAACCCCCTAGCCGAAGGAGGCTAACCAATGGCACTGAGTAAGGAATATGTCCGCATCACTTGCAAGCGTTGCGGCAACAACAAAATCACCATGAAGGCGCAGTACGCGCCGCCCGGGAATGAGGTCAAGACCTGCGACCGGTGTGAACACAAAGAGAAGGTGCAGGACCCGGCCTTTATGGCAGAACTGGAGGCGAAGAACGCCGCCGCTACTGCCAAGAACGCCGCAGGCAAGTAACCCGAAGAGGCTCCCGGCGTAGGTTCTCCTGCGCCGGGGCCTCCCACCATTTTCCAGAGGGGAGATCGCCGTGATCCCTACACCCCAGAAATTCAAAGACACCCAAGGCAAGGAATGGGTGATCGAGATCAACGCCGGAACCTTCCGCCACGTGAAGCGGGAGATTGGCGTAGATCTTGCAGATTGCCTCGCGCTTGAAAACAACCTCATTGATCGGATGGGCCTTGACCTGTGCCTGTTGATCGACTTGATCCAGACCATCTGTCAGTCCCAATGGGAAGCCCAAGGGCTGAACGGGGAAGAGTTCGTTTCCCGGTTGAATGGTGAAGCCATCGACACGGCCGGGGATGGTATCATTCAAGCGTTGATTGATTTTTTCCCCCCGTCCCGAAGCGGCCCGCTGCGGAAGGTGGCGACAGTTCGGAAGCGGGTGAAGGAGAGGGCGACGGCGAAGGCGGATCAACTGCTGGAGAGTCTTACGGACGAGAAGATAGATCAGGCAGTGGATACAATCCTGAACGGATCTGGTGCCTTATCTTCGAACTCGCCGGATTCATCGGGGTAGCCCCGTGGCCGTATACGCTGCGCCAGTTGGTTACGATGGCCGATGGCAAAGCCAAAGAGATGTGGAAGCCCTGGGCGGCTTATATGGCGATGTACGCCGAAGCGCACAGGGACAGGAAGAAGAGACCGAAGCGCTACACGTTCAAGGATTTTTATCCGTTTAAGAAACAGTTGGCGCAGCAGACAAAACGCAAGTATGAAGACCTGCCGAAGGCGGATATCTCCATACTGAAAAACCTGTTGAATCTTCCGGAGCGGAAGGGGTAGCGGTGCCCGTAGCGTTTACGATTGAGGTTTCCGAGCTTGACATAGACAAGGCGGCATTCAATAAACGGATGTCACAGGTTTATGAGTCCTTCGGAAAACGCTATGGGGGTTTCGCCCGCAAGGTTGCGCGGAACTCCATGAAGCGCGGCAGGCGCAAGCGTACCTCTGAAATGACCCCACAGGAAAAGGTGGCGTTTGAAGCGGCCAAGGCGCGGAAGCGCCGCGGGGAGGTAGCCGTAGCGCTCCGGCCGCGGATGCCTTCGGCCCCTGGCCAGCCCCCGAAGTCTTTCCACGACGGCGGCCAGCCCGGCCCCTTGAAACGGCTTCTTCGGTTCGCCTATGAGCGGCGGACTAGATCGGTCGTGATCGGTCCGCTCCGCGGCCAGAAGATCGCGGCGGGCAGTAAAGACGCCCCCAGGGTGCTGGAAGAGGGCGGCCGGATTGAATCGCCTCTTCCTCAGTTCCGGGGGAAGAGTTTGAAACCGCGGCCGTATATGATCCCGGCGAAGCAAAAAGCGGATGCCCGGGTAGGGGCCTTCTGGAAGCAAGCGGCTAGGAGTTTCAAATGACTGCGGGTGCTGGAGCGGTCCGGGCGGGCCGCGCCTTTATTGAAATGTTCATTGAAGACAAGGACTTTAAGGCGGAGTTGAATAACCTTGAAGCCCGGGTAGTGGACTTTGGCAAGACGTTGCAATCTGCAGGGATGGAGATCGCGACCATCGGCGCGGCGGTAACTGCGCCCTTCGCCATATCGGCTAAAATCTTCGCGGACTTCTCCGATGAAATGCAGACCGTCAAAGCGATCACCGGGGCGACCGGTGAAGCCTTCGAGATGCTGAATGATCAAGCCAAGCAACTTGGCGCGACTACGTCTTTCACCGCCTCTGAAGTTTCCCAGGGAATGATTGCCTTGGCCCGCGCTGGCTTTCAAGTGCAGGAGATTTACGACGCTATCCCGGACGTGTTGAACCTTTCCCGCGCCACGGCTACGGAACTGGGAGAAGCGGCGGACATTGCTGCGGTGAACGTTCGCGCCTTCGGTCTCGAAGCGCAAGACACAAGCCGCGTAGTTGATGTTCTGGTAGCCACGGCAAACAACAGCGCACAGACGCTTGTGGACTTGGCTGAAGGTTTCAAGCTGGTGGCCCCGGTGGCTGCGGACATGGGGACCGAAATTGAAGACGTTGCGGCCGGTCTTGGGGTGCTGGCCAATGCGGGCCTTAAAGGTTCGATTGCGTCAACGGGTCTCCGGCGAGCCTTTCTCAATCTGGCCCAGTCTTCCACGCGCTTGAAGCTCAAAGAGAAATTTGACTTTGAGGTAAAAGATATTCGCGACATTTCAGGCGTGATCCGAGACCTTAACGCTCGCCTTGATGAACTGGGGGCAACAGACCTTGAAAGGCTGGCCGCCTTTGAGGACGTTTTCGGTCGGGGCGTTACCGCGGCGCGTATCCTCGCGGCGAACTCGGACAAAATCAAAGAGTTTGACGCGGACCTGGATGCCGCTGCAGGCACGGCCGCCCGTACTGCGGCCATCATGGACGAACAACTGGGCGGCTCTTTTCGGCGCTTCAACTCCGCCGCGGAAGCCGTAGCCATTGCCGTAGGCGAAGCCATTGAACCCGCGCTTATCTCGATAACGGAAACGCTCGCCAAGGCGCTGCGGGCGGTCTCTCGCTTCATCTCGGAAAACCAAACCCTTGTCACTGTGATCGGGGTAGTGGGGGCAGCCCTTACGGTCTTCGGCGCGGCGATTGCAGCGCTGGGCACGTTGACGGTCATCCTGCCTACGCTGGTGGCCGGGTTCGTGGCGTTGAAGGCGGCGATCATCCCATTGATCGGTTTCGCTGGTTTCGTCGCTATTTGGACCGGTGCTTTTAAGGCTTTGAGTTTTGCGATTGAAGCGGTGATTCCAGGACTGCGGGAAGCTAACCAGTTCGCCGCGGAAATGAACAAGCGGGCACAGGAACTTGATCAGGAGTTTTTGAAACTCGCGAAGGACAACCCCTTTACCCGGGATGAAGCCGCACAGAACGCAAAGGCATTCGCGGAAGAGTTGAAAAAGGCCGGGGTCAATCAGGAAGAACTGGTGGCGGCCTTGAAGGAACAGGCGCGGCTTGAACGGGACCGGGCCAAGCGGGTACGCACTGCAAGTCCCGATAGCGCGTTCAGCATTGAATCCCGCGCCATCCGTAGTGATCGCCTTGATAAACTCTCCCGCGCCTTGGCCAACGAAGCCAAGCTACTGGAAGGCGCGGCCAAGGATCAGGTACGCATTGACAAGGAAGCACTCGACAAGATAGAGCAGAACCGCGAAAGGTTTGAACAGCGCCAGCAGCAGCGGCAGGAACGCCGCGGCGCGGCCCTGGAGCAACGGGAGTTTCGCCAGCAGATTGAGACCGACCCGGGCGCAGCCTTGGCTGGTGCTCAGGAAGGGTTGACCAACGCCCTTGAAGAACTGGCGGAGCGGCAGGAGAAGGCCGCGGACCTCTTCCGCCGGGCCATCGAAGAAAACGACGCTTCCTTGGGGTCCATTGCTCAGGCGGAGATTAACGAGATCGCCCGGGTACAGGACGCCATTGACAAGTTTACGGGGCAGGTCAACCGGGCCGAAGACGCCTTGACCGCTCAGGCGGAAGCTGAACAACGCGCCGCAGAACAGGCGTTTAAGCGGGCGCAGCAAGAGGTAGAGCGCCAGCGGGAGCAGGAACAGCAAACCCGCATGCGTACCCGTGAGGACGCCGAGGGGGCGCTTGAAGACTTCAATGAAGACCTCCGGGACCGGGAGCGGCAGGACGCTGAAGCGGCCGAAGCGGAAGCCTTTGGCCAACTGGTCGAGGATGACCCCGCGGCCGCCTTGAAGCAAGCCAACGCGGCGTTGGCGCAAGCCCAGAAGGCCGCGGCCATGGCAGCCCGGGAGGCGCAAGACAGTTTCCGGCAAGCCGTCGCGACGGGTGAAGCGGCGGACCTTGAAGCCGCGGAGGCCCTGGCAAGGGCGGCCAATCAATTGGCCGATGAAGAGGACCGCCAAGAGGACTTTGTTCAGCAGGCCAAAGACGCATTGGATGACGTGGCCAGAGAGGTAGAAGTGACCGCGGGCCTTGGCACCTTCTCCGCCGCTGAAATCTCCGGACTCTTCGGCACGGGTGGAGACCCGGGCGAGCGTCTCCAGAAGGAGCAACGGGACATCCAGAAGGATATCCAGGACAATACGAAAGTGGCCGCGGACGCGCTGGTCAATCTTAATCTGGGGCTGGTATGAGAACCAACGTAGAAGAAGACATCAAGGCCCGCAGGTTCAACGAAACCAAAGACGGCGGGACCTATACATCTAATTGGATCATCAAGGGCACCAGCAACCCGCTAGAAGCTCAGGCGTTGATCGGGGCAGATAAGCAGTTCGGTTCCCAATTGATTCTGGAGGGCATTCAATACCCCCTCTTCATTTCCGCCCGGAACTTTGAAGAGGTCGAAGGGCTGGACCAGAAACAGAAGCCTTTCCGGTTCGTCAAAGCCACGTTGACCTATACGCGCCCCCTGCAGGAAGACCCCCCGGACGCGGAGCCCAATAAGGCAACATGGCGCATCACCACAACGGGCGTTGTCGCCCATATCGAAACGCCGATTGAGGGCACTACCCAACAGTTTTTCCCCAACCTCCCCACGACCTACGCGGGGCAAGCCATCGGCCTAGCGGCGGACGGCGGGGTCAACGGGGTGGATGTTCTCCGGCCCCGGGTTGGCCTTGTGATTCAACACTGGCTCCCGGTGCAGGCAGTAACCCAACGGTTTATGGATGACATCCAGAAACTTGCCGGGCATATCAATAAATCCTCTTTCCGCGGTCCTTGGGGCCGGTGGCGAAAGTCGGAAGCGCTTTATGAAGGCGCGGAAGTCGGGGCCATCAATGACGACTTGATTGAAATAACCCATAGCTTCACCCGCTCTTTCAACGCCCGGAACCTGGAGATCAAAACCCAAGCGGTCAAGGGCGGGAAAATCTCCATCCCCTTCAAGGGGGGCCATCAGTATTTCTGGAGCCGTATCCGGGATGGCGTAGAGACCGGAGACCCGACCAAACCCCTGAAGAGTGAAATCATCTCCGCGCACATTGCGGACGTTTACCCCTCTTTGGATTTTGACGTTCTGCAGTTGCCGTCCGATTTTGTAGGGGGGCAACTTTGACGCTTCCTCCCCGGGCCTTCCAGGGTCAACGCCTCAGCGCAGCGTACCTGAACCAGTTGATTGACTTTGTCAGGCGCAATGAAACGATCAGCGGCCAAGGCATAAACGTCAACCGGACAAACTCCGGGACCTATCTTTCTTCCGGGGTCAATACTCAGGTCTCTGTGTTCAACGGGGAACGGGTCACGGTGAGCAACACCATGAGCCGCGACATTCCCGCGTATTCGATTGTTGGTATTTCCGAAGTGTCCAACAATGACGACTTGACCTTGACGATCACAGACGGCGTCCGCTACCAAGTGGAGGCGGCTACTCCCGAGCAATTGCGCCGGGGGCAGATTGCCCTTGTGGATGAAACCATCGAAGCCGATAACGCGGGGAGCGCATGGCTGAATGCTTCCGCGGTGATTACCCGGGTGCGTTTTGAAGCGGACAAGGAAGAGCCGGATTTTGATGACTCCGCGTATCGGTTTGCCACCATTGATACGTCCTTTGAGGACCAAGAGGACAACCGGTATATCCTGAGACCTACGGCCCGGGGCGGCCCGTTCATCATCGTGGACGTGGAACCGAAGAAGGAAAAGGGGCAGTCTTGGCGGTGGGCTGTGGTGGCCTTTGCACAGCCACAGCAGGGCGCGGCCCTGTACGCTCCTGCGGTCCCGGCTACGGCGGGCCAAGTCTTCCAGGTGGGAGAAGTGGTCCGCGTGGTGGGCAGGACCCGGAACGATATCCCCGAGATACAGTTGAACGCGGGCGACTCTGGGACGGATTATGAAGTCACGGTAGAAGCGCCCACCAGTGACTCCGACCGGCCCATTGCGGTGGTGGTGGAGCCTATCGAAGTGGTAGACGACAGGCAGCGGGGCCTTGTGGCCTTGACCGGGGTTGCCTTGGCCCAGATAGATGAAGACGACGACTTTGCCGATCAAGACTTGTTTGATAAGTTCGGGGTGTTGGGTATCCGCTCCGGCAGTAAAAAACTGTTCAAGCAATTCGGGATGGGCGTGGCTGATCTTCTTTATGAAAACGACAGTTCCTTGTGGGCCTTGGTTCAGTTCCCTCCCAGGAACACTGGAGCGGTTATTGCAATGTCCACTGCTGAAGAGAGCGGCGGGGAAGTAATGGTCAAGTTTATTGACACGGACGAAACGGTCCGGGGTCCGGAGCATACGGTTAAGGTGCTCACGGTCCCGCCGTGTGAGTGATCAATGGTAAAAATCAGCGATCTACCAGTTGCCGCGGACATCGCCTTGGAAGACCTCTTGGCCAAGGTGGACGATCCTGCGGGCACCCCCATAACGGAGCGGGCTACGTTCCTGCAGTTGCGGACGCTCTTGGGGCGTCGTCGCTTGATCTTCAATTGGGTGATCAATAACGGGCTGGCTGTGGACACGGAAGTTGATGAAGGCCGCCCCGTGCCTTTTGCTTGTGATGTGGTAGGGGTTCGCCTTTTCCGCCGGGCCAACGGCAACAGCGGGTCGACCATCGTCGATGTGAACAATGCCGCGTCCGGTGCCGCTCCTGTCACTCTCTACACCACACAGGCCAACCGGCCTACCGTGACATCCGCGGCGGGGGACTGGCAGGTGGTGGAAGCCACGCTTCCCGATATCGTAGCCCTGGCCCAAAACAGTTACTTGACGATGGACGTTGACCAGATCGAAGGCGGCGGCGGTCCCAACGCGCCACAGGGGCTTGTGGTGCAAGTGGAAGTGGAGGAAACAACCTGATGGCTACCAACGCAACAAAGGCCCGGCTTATCCACAGCGCCAACGCCACGCTAGAGACTGGGGGCCATATCCGGTATGAACAAGTCAAGTTCGACTGCACTTCAGGCAGCCCCTACACATGGTCCGCCTCTTGGGCGTACCCGGTTGACTTGCTCTCCGGTGAAATGTTCGGCGTGGCCAAACCAGACGGAACGGAAGCGGCTGTAACCGGGGATGAATTTTCTTCCTGGGTGGAGGGGGCGGTAGGCTTTGCAGATGGAGCCGCGGCCGTCAATGATACCGTGATAACCGTAGACGCTTCGGTTGCCTTGGCCTTCGATGTCGGGGATTGCGTCAAGTTCGCAGGACACGCGACCGTCTACGCGGTGGAGGGAGTGGATGAAGTGGCCAACACCATCACCCTTGCCGGGACAGGACTCGATACCGCTGTGGTCAATGATGAATTGATCTATCTGGTTCGCTACTTCATCGGCACCGCGGCCGCGCCGATTCTACTCGGCCCGCTTGTCCGCAGCCACGTATGGGGGCAGGACACCAGCGACAGCACACAAGTTCCGCCCGGGTTCACCTTCTACATCAAGTACAAAAACAATCAGGGCGCGGACGACAAAACCATCTACGGCCAGTTGGCCTATTTGTACTGAGGACCTTATGGGCAAGTGGTGGCACAGACTGATTCCCACCTATGGCAACTGGGGCGGCCCCGGCTGGAGCGGCGGCCAGCGGGGCGAACCGGATTTTTCCGTCAACGCCGTGGATAGTCTGGACCGGTGCTTTTACAATCATGACTGGGAGTACCACGTTTCCAAGTTCGAGGATGAATACCGGAACGCGGACGCCCGTTTGATTCAGGCCCTCTGGAAATTGGACCCGGACCCCCGGGAATGGTCGCAGCGCCCGCAGTACCGTTTTGAAGCCAAGGTATACCGACAGTTGGCCGTGGCCGTGTTCAGTGCAGGCAATTGGGTAAAGGACTGGTTCTAGTGCCTTCCTTCGACAGAGACATCAAAGCAGGTCAACCGGGCCTCATGGTGCAAACCGTTGACGGCTGGCGGTTCTTTGCGCTCTACAGTTGCCCGGACTTCCTGGAGACGGAAGCCGAGGAAACGATTGAAAGCGAAGACGGGGACGGGTTGGCCTTGGAGGCGGCCACGGATGCCCTTTGGCCCGCGTCCCACCCGGGCCGCATTGCCCAGGTAATCGGGGGCCACATGGGCTACCCGTACTGGGGGTGCGCTGATGCCTGATAAGTTGTTCCCCGAGGACCAGCCCGGGGAAGTCAATCAAGCCATCGGCGGCCACATGGCCATTCCCTCTTGGGGTTGCCCCGGGCCCTGCGGCATTCTTGGCCCGCAGGTCTTTACTACGGTCTCCGGGGCCACCGGCACGATCAACTGGGCCAACAACTCTTGGACCCTTCCCGGGCAGAGCGGCTTGCGGCAAAGTTCCTGCCCGGACAATTACCAGAATGAACGGATCTACGATCCGGATATTGTCGTGGGGGGAGCGCTTGCCAGCCAGACGCAAACCCAAGAGACCTGGAGCGCGGACCCGACCTTTTCCGAAATTCTGCAACTCAGGGTTCAGACCATCGAAACCCAGGAACGGGTAGGCACCCGGTTCCGGTCTCAGACCGTAACGCATGAAATCATTGTAGCGGGCGTGACGGACCGGTTGACCCGGCGGGATGATTACGCCACGCTTCCCGCGCAACCCGGGACCGACCCGCCATACGAACCGCCCTTTACCGGGGGCCAGTTCCTTGGGACCACCATAATTGAGAACACGGTCAATCTGGGCCTGCTGTCTTTTCCGATATCGGGCGACTGGCTGAACTATAGAATCCCGGATTCCTTTTTCACTTCGGTTGTGTTGGCCGGGATCACGTATCAATGGGAACGTGGGGACGCATGGTCCCCGGGGACGCTTGTCGTCCCGCAGGTAATCTGAAAGGTTGAACAATGGCCCTCATTCGATGGGAAGGCAAAGCGCCCGCCGTGGCGCAAGTGGACACGGGAAGCGTTGACACTTTCGACGCGGCCACCACGTACACGGTAACGATTGGGGGCCAGTCTGTAAGCGTCCTCGGGGACACGGACGTGGCCACCACTGCGGGCAATCTGGTGACGGCGCTTGAAGCGTCCGAGATTCCGTACTTCTCGACGGTCGCTTGGGCGAACCCCAGCGGGGGCACCATCACCGGGACCGCCAACGTGCCCGGGTTCCCGTTCTCCGCTACCCTGTCCACCACGGGCGGGACTGGCACCGTGACGGACTTCTCCAACACCACGGCCAACGCGGGCCCGCTGGTGTGGAATGACGCAAACAACTGGATCGGCGGAGTCCTGCCCGGCGCTGCGGATGATGTCGTCATTGAAGACGCCTCCGGAGATATCTGGTTCGGGCTGGACCAGATCACGGACGCCCTGGGAATCGTCCAGGTAATCCGGACCTTCACCGGCAAGATCGGTTTGAACCGGCTGGCCTTTGCTACGGCCGTGGCCGCGGCGGATGACGAGTATCCGGAGTACCGCGCCGATTACCTGGAGATCACCGCGGACGAAATCGACTTGGGCCAGCAGACCGGCCCCGGCACCCCGGCAGGCTCCAACCGGATCAAGGTCAACAACGTCAAGGCGGGCGCTTCGGTGCTTCGCGTCTACGGCACGGCCCCCAGTTCTTCTGAAGCGGGCCTTCCCGCCATCCGCTACCGGGCCAACGATGCCGCGGCGGACGTGATCGTCTTGGAGGCCCCGGGCGGTTTCGGAATCGGGAAGGACTTTACCGGGGAGACGGCGACGGTCGGGGACATCGACATGAGGTCGGAGTCCTCTTCGGACCGGGTCTTTGTTGGCCCGGGGGTCACGTACACGACTTACAAACAGGACGGCGGCCAGAACCAGATTGACGCGGCCGCCACCGTGACCAGTGTACGGGCCACCGGGGGAACGCTTCTCATTTCCGGGAACTTCCAGATTACCACCCTGACAAACGACGGGGCGGAGATCACGGATGACCATATCAACGGGGGCGGGGACGCCGTCGTGACTGGGAACCTGAACACCGGGACGCTTGACTTGTCCGTCTCTGGTGACGCCCGGACCTACACCACACTGAATCAGGAGGTCGGGAGTACGCTGGTGCGTGACCCGGCGGTTGTGACGATTACCACATTCAACCTGCCTGCTGATGACATATTCACCTTGGAGTTGACTTGATAGGAGGATGAAAGTGATCCGGACTCTATTGGTTCTGGCGGCTCTGGTTTTGGTTGGCTGTGAAAGTCGGGAAGACAGTTGCACCGCGCCGAAGTGCAACCCGGCCCCCTTGTGCGGGGCCAACGAATGCCCGCCGAAGTACACGGCCCGGGAGCTACTGGAAGCAGTGGAGCGGATGGAAACAGGAGAAAGACAATGAAGAAGACACAGGCGGTATTTCTGTGCGGCTGCATGGCCCTGGCCGGTGGCTGCGGTTTTGACTTTGGAGGACAGGCCCCGGGCCAACCCGGAACCCCTCCCCCGGCGGCCGGGGTAGCGGTGGAAAGTATCAACACCGTTGCAGCAGCAACGGAAGCGGCGGGGCCACAGGCGGACGCCTTGGCCGATAGGCTGAGCGAGTCCACGGCCCGGACTTTGGCTGACAGGCTGGAGAACGCACAGCGGCGGCTCCAGAACGCTTCAAAGAGCGCGGGGGTAGCTGCCACACTGCCCACACCCGCGAGCGGCCTCCTGGGCGGCGCTAGCGGCATTCTCGGGGCCTTGTCTGTGGTCTTGGGGGGCGTGGCTGGAATCTTCCGCCGCAGGCAGAAGCGGGCGCAGCAAGCCCTGAAGGTGGTAGCCCGGGGGGTGGATGAAGCCGGGAGCGCTGGCGAGACGGTGAAGGAAGCCATTGCCGGGATCGCCGGGGCGGCCGGGACTCCCCTCCGGGAACTGGTTACAAGCGAGGTCAAAGCGGTCAAGCTATGACCGTTCGGAAGCGGGGCCCCTTCGGCAAGGG